CTCGGTGCCGGGCTCCTCGGTCTCGCCGGCTGGCGCCGCCGTTGTGCAGACGCAAGGCGGCGGGAACCAACGCAGCTGACAAGGCGGCGGGCCTCCGCAACCATAACACCATGAATGCAGCACCATGGCCTATCTCCGCTTCTTGTGCTTGTCATCGTCGCTCTCATGCTTCGCGGCCGGCTCGGGCGCCGCTGGTTGGTGCGGCTGAGCAACCGCTGGGGGGGACTTCAGCTTTGCCCAGCCGCGCGCCACCATGCCGCGAGCGACATGAGGTCGAACCTCGTACCATTCCTGATCCTCGTACTCGGTCATCGTCACGCCGTTGTCATTCGAGTAGCGCACCGCATGGCCGGCGGTGATCTGGATCACCGGGCTCATGGCACCGGCCTCAACTGCAGCGAATAACGCGCGCACTGACGCCGCGTTGCAACGTCGTCATCAAACGGAACGATACGCAGCCAAGCCGCCCGGTGGCGCCGGTACGGCACATCCCGGTTGCCGTCGACGTAATCGACCAGCACGCCGCCCGGCACCGATTGGTCGCGGATCGACAAGCGCGGATCACGGATGGCATTTGACACCGCCGAAACATCGCACCAGCCGAATTCCCAAGGCTTGCCGTGCTCATCGCGGGTATGCTGCAGCCGGAATCGCGCTCGTCCCTGGCCGCGAAAACTGATCACCACATCGCCGTCAAGCCGCTTGGCCTCGCCGAGCGTCACCCGCCCGCGCGGGAATAGATGATTGTACAGGCTGTACAGCCACAACGTCATGCGGTTGCGCCGATCGGTCGGAATGAATCGATGCCGCCGTTCACGGTGCCCTGCGACCAGTCGTTACGCCGGAGCGCGGTGACAACAACGATGACATCGAGTGCGGCGGGCGCGCCGCTCGCGCGGATGAATTGCTTCGGGCATGGCGAAGAGAAAGTGCATTGCGAATGCGCCTTGATGGGATGCTGCGCATCAATGGTGATGGTCGCATTGCCGGGATCAAAGCCCGGCGGCGCGTCACAGTCTGCCACGGCGGGCAACGGCCCCCATGTGCCTGGCACGCAGGGATCATCCGTGCTCGCGTCGGCGCCCTCCAGCGTCACGGTCCCGGTCGTAATATCACTGGCCGTGGTGTTGCTTAATGTGATGCCATAACCCATCCCGAGAGATAAATCGGCATATTTTGGCGACGTGATATTAAATGCCAGATAGCTTTTTGCCGCGCTGAACATATTTAACATCGCGCTCTCCTCACCTGATCCGCAACAGACGCGCCGCGTTCGGGCATATAACCCCGCCGCCAACGCGCGATTCGAATTTCCAAAGAATGCAAAAACCGGCCGAATAAGGGTCTTGCTGGATCGTCACGGCACGCCGGTTGACGACCATATAAACCTCTTCCCAATTTCCGAAAGCGACCGGTGTGCTGCCGGGCGCCACATCCGGCATTTGCGTAACGATCGTTATAGGCGAGCCATTTAATAGGAAGCCCGGCCCGGACGGGAGTTCTTGCGGATACGCGACAAGAATAGGACGGCTCGCCGCGTCCGACATTGTGAGCAGCAAACTAAATGTCGCTTGATTCATCAGATAACGCCCACCACCACGCCCACCATGATACTGCATCGGCACTTGCCACTTGAGCATGACAAGGTCTTGCCACGTAAACTGATCAACCGGCGTATTGACGGAAGTGTCGCAAGTTATAATGCCCGCGCTGGGATGCAGAATGCCGACCGGCTTGCCGATGCCGTCGCCGGTCATCAATGCCGAAGAAATGGTGCGCCGGAATGCCCGGTTGACTTTCTCCAACATCCAACTCTCGATATTAATCGAAGCATCCTCCAATATATCGCGCGTGGTGCAGACGATATATCGGAGCGTTTCCGGCTTTAGTTCGAGTTCGCCCAAGCCATCGGTTAAATTCGGCTGCGGATTATTGGCGAAGCAAGCGGTTTCACAAGCCCACGCGGCATAATCGAGGCGAACGTTATCAATCAGGAAGCGCACGCTCGGCCCGGCAATGGTCATGTTCGCCATGATGCCGGCCACGTCGGTCTCATCGGTCAAGCATGACAGCACGCGCGCCGACATTTCGGGCGCGAGGATGAATCCGTTGTGGCCGAAATTGAAGGACGACAGCGCCTTGCGGTGTTCGACCGAGAGGTTCGCAATGTCGGTCGAGTTCATCAGCGCCGACAAAGCCTTCACCGCCACGCCCGCCTCGGTGATCTGTTCTTCGTTCGGCATGAAAGGATGATCGGCATCCTTCTTGGTGATCTTGATTTCATGCTTCAGCCGCAACAGCCCGATGGCCGCCTTGCGGTTGGCGTCGTCGTTAAGCTCCGGCTCCTGACCCGGCCGATAGACCCGCTTGCGCAGCTCATTCAGGCTGTCTTCGAGGCCTTGCGTCTTGGTCGCCATGCCGGTGAGATCGCCGGTCATCTTGACAATCTTGGCCTCGGTGTCGGCGGTCATCTGCCCGTGCTTCTTGATATCCTCGCGCATTTCATCGAGCAGATGCCCGCGCTCCTCATCGGCCTTGGCGATGTTCTCCCGCGTGGTCTTGATCTCCTCGGCCAGCTCGGCGAATCCGGCTCGATCAGACATGGCAACGGCCTTTCATCTGCGAGAGGAGTCCCCTCACTTCCGATGCGATCCGCATTTCATCGGTGGGCGGATCGAGGAACGGCGGTATGAGATCGTCACTCTTGTCGCTGGCGCTCGGCGGCCCGGCCGAATCAATCTTGTCTTTCCACGCGGCAATGATCCGTTTCTTGATCTTCGCGACCTGTTCGGCCGTATAGGGCCGCTGGTTCTTCGGCATGTTGATGTAGGACCACGCCGCCCTGATATTGCGCGCGGTGTGAATCGGATAGCGGTGAACCGAATCGTCCTGATAACCAGGGTCCGCATAATCGACATCGCCCCACGGTTTTTGCGCGTCCTTCTGTTCAAGATTCGGGAAGTCACCGAGACCGGAATCCCGCATGATCTCCACATCGACCTCACACAGCCCGTGCACCTCCAGCGTATCGGCGATTTCAGATTTGACGTTGAGCACGCGCGCATTGCGGTTCGCCGGCAGGGCGACAATGGAGCACTCGCGCAAGACCGCCTTCTTGATGATCCTGCGGCCGTTACGATCGTCGTATTTGATGCCGGCCCGGTCGGGTATGTTGTAGCCAACCGAGAGGCCCGACAGAAAACGCTGCTTTAACAGAGCATAGGTCTCGCGCGCCTTTTCCACGGCAAGACATAGGGTGCCTTCCACATGCAGCGCCGGCCCCTGTTGTGCAAATCTTGTCCAACCACCGATCACCTGCGAACGGTCATGGTCGCGCAGCATCAGCACATCGGGCTCGCCGCTCGCCTTGCGTGCGATCGGATCGAACGCGCCGGCTTCGATGATATCGTTTTGCGAGTCCAGATCAGCGGTCGAGGCAACGCCCGAAAAACTAGCGGTGTCGTCCTTTTCGTCCTTGGTCTCAAACGCGCAACGCAATTCTTGGTAGCGCATGGTGGTTGCTCATCGCATCACAGCGAAGAGTTACCACGGAAAAACAAGGGGAATTCGTGAGTCGCTAGGTGTGGAATAGCGGTGTGCAGCGGCAATTGATGATATCCTCAGCGCCCGCGCCCATTGAGTCATCGCTGGGGTACATCATGGGACCGCTCGCGGCCTGGAAAGGCTCATCGATCGGCAATGTCACCCCGTGAAGGGCTTGGTGGCTGTGCCTCACACGCTCGTCCTGTGCCGTCCACCACGTCTTTGTCCGCACCGGGATGCGCCGGTACTGCAGCGTAGCCCATAGCGCGGCCATGGCCGCATTGTGGGTCTCGGTGCGCGCGATGGTGGCCGCGCGTCCGCGCGCAATGTCAGGGATGGCGCGGTAAAGCTGGGCTTCGATGCTCTGGTTGCTCAGGCCATCGCGCACGCCCCGAATGACAATATCCCTGATCTGGGTGATGACCGCCTGCGACATGCCGACTACCCGGCTTGCCGCGTTCTGTCGCATGTAGGCCATCTGTTCAGTCATGAACTGGCCGGCTCCGGTGGGCGCGGCCTTGTCCTCTTGCTGGTGATAGGTGCCGGTGTAGATGTTGCGGTATATGTGCTTGTAATGCCGCAACAAAGCGGCCTCGCCGCGTTTGTTCATGTAGACTTGGGCGGCAAGGCTGCCGCGCGCCATGTGAAGCCGGATGCCCGCATTGATCAGCGGATACTTGTGATAATGCAGCTGTTGTTCCCACTGGTCGAGCAGGCCTTGAAAGTGCTGGTCATCGTCGACGTTGATCAGCATGCCGCTGCCCTGGTCTCGACCTCGTTGCCCCAGGCTGCCCAGCCACGGCGCGGCGGCCCGCGCCGGTTCAATTCAATTTTCGGCAAGTTCGGAAAATAGGCCTCGACCATTTCAAGGAAGATTTCCGGCTTCTCCGAATGGCCTTTGCGCGGCGCCTCCATCAGCGAATCCCACTGCTCGCCGGGCGCTGGACACGGGATATTGCCGCGCGTGCCGAGCAATAAAACCTCGTGTTTGTTCCTATTCCAATAACCCAAACCAATCCGGTCTTTGGCCCAAATCCAATGGGTTTTATAGATCGCGCCCCAGGTTTCCAACACGTCGAGGCCTTGCGGCAACATCGGCTGCGGCACCCACAAGAACAACGCCAGATCATCGGCCGCGATCGAGGCCACGTCGCGGGCCTTGATGATTTCGAGCGGCGAGGTCGGGTAATGATTATCGGCGGCAAGGTCGAGGCCCGTTTCCCGTGACCACGGCTCGAAACGCCACTCAGGATCGGCATAAATCACGTTGTAGCGCTTATTGGGCAACGCGCATTGCCGTTTGGCAAGCTCCAGTTCGCGCTCCGCGCGCCTGCGCTTCTTCTCGTCCTCATCAAACAGGTTGATGGTGACGCGGGCGCTGTCCTGCTCGATCCGGTCGCGCCGCTCGGCCATCATGGCTTCAAACCGCCGCTCCGGCACCGAGGCATATTTGCGGGCGCGGTCGGCCAAGTGCTTGTCGATGCCCTTTTCGGCCAAGGTTTCTACTGGGTCCAAAACGGACCCAGTAGAACCCGACCGCTGATAAGGCTGGCCGCCCTTGGCGATCAGGCCGAGCCGGTCCATTTCGTTGATCAGAACCCCAATTCGCCGCTCGGCCCGGAAGCGGAGTTCGGATGCTTTGATTTCCAAATCCTTGTTGTTGGCCTGCCGGGCATAGGCCTTGATCGCCACCGCACGGTCCCGGATTTCCTTGACCTCATCGACCGCATGCGCCGCCGCGATGGCGTGGCAAGCCGCATCGTAGCGGGCCAGTGAGTGCACAGTACATTGTTCCATGACCTCAACCTCCAGCGCTCGGCGGCGGTGTCCCCCTCGCGGCCGGGCTTAGTATGTTCGATACATTGCCTCCCTGTACTTCGATCGCGAGACGCTTTAGGCGAAACTCCTCCAACTGCACGGGCACGTCGGCGGTCTCGTCCTCCTCGAAACGCGGATAACCGAGCAGCTGGCGCTGTTCGTTGATTGACAGCATCGAGGCGCGCGCCGCCATGTCGGTCATATCTTGGCGCGCCCGGATCATGGCCGGGATGTGCTCCACGTCGGCAATGATCTCGGCACCGGAATGCATCAGCGCGTGATTCAATCCGGCAACATATGGGCCGATATAACCGGGCAGCACGGTATCGGTTAAAAACCCAACACGCGCTAGTTGTAGGTTGTTATACGTGTCGCTTCCAGGTAGTCCGCACAATTGTGTGGGCACGCCAAAGGTCATCACCACATCACGCGCCAGCGAATCCTTGATGGAAACGGACAAGGCCGAGGCAGGATCATCATTTAATCGCGTCATATTCCAGCGGGCGTTTGCCGTAACCAGCACGCCACCGCTCTCGCTGGCGCCGGTCTTAAACTGTGAAATCTTGTCCTTGATCTCTTTCACCGCGCCCTTGGCAATCTCGCTTTCGGTCGAGAGCAGCCCGGTGATGTTTGAACTATTCGAAACGATGTCATAGCAGCGCTGAAGAATCCGCGTGAAGACCTCGCCGGGCGCCGCCGCAATCGCGGCCGGTGAGCGATCCGTGGCGCGGCCCAGATGCGGCCTGCGGATATAAATCACGTCGCTGTCGCCCGTCTCCTGATCAACCTCATAGCGCGTGATCCTGCCACTCTCGGCCACCATGAACGCCTCAATCATACGAGAGCCAAGGACATAGATCGGCGTCACATCGGTGGGCAGCAGCGGCCACAGCTCCAGTGTCACGCCTCCGGTGCCGCGCACGCGCAACAGATAAGCCCGGTTGGCGACCGCGACCGATGCCGCGACGAAGTACTGCAGCGCCGTTCCGGTCCATTGCGGATTCGGCCGCGCCAGCAAGCGCGGAATGTCGATCTCGGGCGCGGCGAGCTGGGTTTCGGGTCCGCGCTGAATGATCAGCGGCACCGATGCCGCCATGGAGCCGATCATATCGACCGCCCGCCACAGATAGATCGAGCGGACGTATTCGCGCACCATGTCGTTGTTGCTCGCATGGTCAATATTGAAGCAAGCGCCGGTCGCCGCTTCCGATGGCACGGATGGCGGCGGCGAAACGGTTTCAGCCTTGCGCGCGAACGGCCACATGCTACGTGCTCCGGTCGGGTGGGCGCTTGTACGGCGTCGCCTTCACAGTCGGTGCGTTGCCATACTTCGTTTCAACGTCGATGCCTCGGGCCTTGTCGACGGCAATCGAAAAGCCGCGTGAGGCGGCGGTGGCCGCGCCTCGAATGTCGAGGCGCCGGGCGGAATGCACAAACTGTTGTCGGGTCTGATAGCAGGGACCGCACGGCATGCATCACCTCATGAGATCGGAATTTCAGTAATCACCTTCGACAGCCTGGTCAAAGCCCACACGGCGGCGTCCAACCTGTTCGGCGAGCCGTCCACCGAGCGGTCCCACTCGCGGGAAAACGCCAGCATTTCGCCTTCCAACTGGTCGAGCCCGCGACTATGCAGCACGCGACCTTTCTCATAGAGCAACGAAATCGGTTCGGCTCTCATGACTTTGCCGCGCGAGGCCGAGACCTCGCGGATTCTAATCAGGCTGGATTCGCGCTCGCCGCGCTGATGAATGCGTTCGGCCGCCCGTTTGATCACTTCGCTCGCCATGTCGCCGCCAAAATTAATTTCGACAACAATGTCATCCGCGTCGAAATCATCGTGACATTTCACGGCGGCCTCGCCCCATACGGCCGGGCTTCCGCTGGTTGTACGATCGGCCAGGACGGCGTAACGGCCATCCGTCAACAGCGCGCCGGCAACGATGCCAATGTCATCGCCGCCGCCTGACGGGTCGACGCCCACCGAGACTTGTTCGATCAAGTCCTCTTGTATCTCTTCGTGGATCAGCCAGTTGTCTTTGAACAGCGCATTTTGCGGATCGAGGATCATGGCGCCCTGCAGCTCTTGCCGCCCTAAGCGCGTGCCTTCATACAGCTCGCGAATCTTTTTCAGGAAGTTGGCCGATAAATGCTGCGCGTTGTCGTAGGTGCTGCCCGTGGTGATGCGAATGTCCTGCATCGTCACCAGCTTTTTCATGAACGGCGTGGTCTTCGGCGTGGTCGCCATCATCATGCGCGGCATCGGCCCCAAGCGAAGGCCCATCATCGCCATATCGAACACCGCCTGCTGATAGCGCATGCGGCCGATCTCATCGATGACGCAAATCTGGCATTGCGGCCCGCGCAGACTGTCCGGCTCCTCGCCTGAAAAGAACACCACCATTGCGCCATCGGAAAATTCCAAGCGGTGTTTGTAAGATACGAACCGGGGCGTCGGCTCGTCCTTCGGCGTGGTGGCAAGCAAGCCGGCCGGTCCTTCCAAATTCACATCGTGCCAATCGGCCGTAGTCGGCGCGACCAGATGCACGCGCTTGATGCCGGCACGCACGGCAAGGTGAATTGCGCCGGCCAGCGAATGCGATTTGCCGGTGCCGCGCCCGCCGAGAAACAGCCAGCACCAGTCAAGATCAATCGGCGGCAGTTGCGCCTCGCGGGCGGTGAACATCCATTCGTCGGCTTCGTCGTCGCCGAGATCGGCCGCCAGCTCGGCGCGCTCGCTGATGTTCATCAGCTTGATCCGGGCGCGCAGTTTGTGTAACCGGCTGACTTCCGCAAGGAAGGGGTCACTGGCCGCGTGCGGGTTCATTCGTTGCCTCCCGGCTCGCGGTCGGTGTCCTCACGCACCACTTCGCCCTCGATCGTGGTGTCAGTCTTGCCGGCAATGCGGTCGATCGCGGCGGCGATGCGCTCGGTGGAACTGACCTTGACGCGGCTCGGCATCAAAGCCGGCTCGGTCTGCGGCGGCGCGTCGAGGCCGAGCATGCGGGCGCGGCGTTCCTTGATCTTCAGGCACAATTCGGCCGCACGTACCGAGCCCTTACGGCCTTGCGCCGGCATGGCCTCGACCCAATAGGCCCGTTCCAGCTGGTCAAGCCGTTCCAGCTCCTCGCGCGTGATCCTGGCGCGCATGTCGGGCGGCACGCCGCCGAGCATCCGCACCCACGAGGATTCGACCTCACCAACCGTCAGGTTCAATTGTTCCGCGATCTGGCGCACCGGGACGAAGCCCAGGCGCATGTGCCACACCTTCTTATCGCGCTCGAATTGGGCGGCGGCATCCACAAACGGGATCACGTCGGCCATGGGCAAAATCCCGTGATATGCTGGGTACATGATACCGTTGCGGCACCCGGCAGAGGCGCTGAGTCACATCAGGCCTGGATTTCAAGGCGCGGTGAGCGGCGGCGCGGAGGCGCTGGCGGCAATCGGGCGGGCGGTCATCGAGCGCGGCATGTCGCCGCTCGCCATCGGCCTGTTCGCCAAGGACCGCGCCCGTTCCCTGCGCGCCGAGATCGCGCGAGCGTTCCCGGTGGTCGATGATCCCGCCGAGCTGTTCGAGGACGACGCTTGCGGGCGGCCACGGGATGCCATGCTGAAGCATTCAAGGTATGAACGCATCGCCAGCGGCGCCGACATTGAGCGGGCTGCAACCGAGTTCACCGCCATCATCGCACACGCTGGCGGGTTTGCCGTCAGTGATGACTTCGACCGCAAGTTTCTGGCACGGCGGCAACGCGAGATCATGCGCGGGCTGGCGCTGGATATCTCTTGCCGCGCTCGCAGCGAGCCGTTGCCGCCGATCGCGTGGCTACATGAGGCGGCTGCGCATTACAGCAACTACAAGGAGCGGTTCGGGCTGGTGGACGCGCATGACCTCGACGCGGCGGCGTTCTGGTCGGAACGGTCAATCCGGTTGCTGTTGCTGGATGATATCGGCGCCGATGACTGCGCCCGGCTGATCCGGATTTTTCCCGGCGCGGCAATGATCAATTCGATTCACCACGAAGCGCCCTGATCTTGTCGGCGATGCGCGAGCCGTTGAGGTAGCGTTCGCCGGCCGGCTCGTCCATCAGCGCGGCGAAGGCCTCCGTTTCCTCGCGGTCGCGGAACACGAGGCAGACATAAAACTCCGGGTCTTGGGCCTTGCGCGCGGCCTCCTGATGCTCCTTCTTGTCCTTCTTGATCTGGGCAAGGTCTTGCATCACGGGCGCGGCGGCGTCGTTCTCGCTGGCGAACATCGTCGACAGCTGCGCGTCATCGAACAGCATTTCAAGGTCAATGCGATCAAAGCCCACATCCTCATAGTTGACGCCTTCGAATTTCAACAGCTCGGCGAGCGCGTCGATATCCCATTCGCCGCTCAAGTTGGCGTTGTTGAGCACCACATTCAGCTCGCGCTCTTTCACGTCGTCGAGATCGACCACGGCCACGGTCAACGAATAATCCCGGCTGCCCTCCAGCTTGTCGAGCTGTTCAAGCCGCTGATGCCCGCCGACCAGATTGCCGCTCCTCCGATTCCAAACCAGTGTCTCGGCGAGCCCGAAATTCGTCAGGCTCTCGCGCAGTTTCTTCTTGGCGTAGTCGTCGATCCGGCGCGGGTTGAACGGGGCGTTGTTGATCGCCTTGCGCGGGATCGTTACGGCAATGAAGCGCTGAAACTTGCTGACGCCACCGCGCGGGCATAGGTCGTCTTGCGGCACGCCAAGATCAGCCAAAAAATCTTTCTCGGGCGAGGACGGCTTCGACATGGGGAAAGTGCTCCCTGATGCGGTTGAAGTCTTCGGGCCAGCGCTCGGCCACCGCCTTCAGGACCGGCGCCGAATTGATATCGCCGAACGAGCGGCCCAGCACGACGCTATCCGCCGACAGCGCCAGCCCGTGCCATTTGATGTAGCGGCGCACGGCTTGCACCGGCCAGAACGCGATCGGGTACGCCCGCCGCCGCTTGGCGTCGAGCCCGCCGCACGCCGACAGCATGCCGCGCCGCTGCAGGCTCTCGGCCTGCCGCTCGCCCGAGACGATCCACTCGATGCCGGTACGGGCGCGCAGGTCCGCCTCCACGTCGTTGACCTTGAGCGGCGGCACGGCATCCGAGGCAAAGGATTTGGGCCGGAACCCGCCAAGCCGGTACATGGTCGCGAGCTGGAAATGCGGGCGACGGTGAACGGTGATGCCGTACCGATGTTCCGTTGCGCGCAACCACTCTTCCTGAAAACTGAGACCGGGCACGATGTAGTAGAAGAAGGCGCCGAGGTGCTTGAAGTGCCGGGCACAGAGGTCGAGCGTCACGGCCGAATCCTTGCCGCCGCTGATGCCGACCAAAACCGAGTCCGTTTGCTCGGCAAGCCTGCGGACCACGGCATAAGGGCGCCTCGTGTTCTCAGTGTCCACGGCCGCCAGTGGCGCCACGGCCGCCACGCGAGCCACGGCCGGCGCGGGGCAGCGGGATCACCCGGATGGCGCGGCGCGCTGGCCGAGGCGGAATGTAGGTCACGCGGATGGTTCGCCGTGGGGCTCGGCGTGCCGCTCGGATTCGTGCTGGTCTCCGCGCCATGATCGGACTCCCACAAGTGAGGAACCAGCAACTATAGCGGACCACTGGCCGGCAATGGCGGGAGTCGCTGACAGCAAAAAGCCGCGCGGCAGATCGCGGCGCGGCCTCTTGTGTGGTGGTCTCTCTTATGCCGCAAGGCGCGCGATCGAGTCCGGCACCTCGAAAAGATTCAGCTTGCCGAGCGCCGCAACCGGCTTAATGCGGCGCGGATTGGCGAGGCGCCATTCATAGCCGATTTCAAACGTGTCCGGATCGCAGACGCAACGCACGCTGATAAGATCGACCACACCTAAAAAGCATCCGGTTGGCAGGTCATCGGGTATCGCGGCGCGCTGGCGTTTCGTGAATTCCTCTAGTGGGTCTTTGCGCCGGCCAGTGTGGATCAAAAGTGGTCCTCGGTGGTCGGTTGGCCAGCTGCGATATTCAATCTTTTTCAGGCCTTCGAGAATCAAGTGCGCCGATGGCTGGCGGATCGAGAGTGCTTTCATAGTTTGTCGTCTTTCATCATAAGTTTCGCCGCTCTCTCACGCGACATATTCAGTTTAATAACCAAGCGAAGCAAACGCGCGATCGGCTCTGGCACCTCGCGCGTTCCAGACTGGTAATTGAACGCAGCGCGGCGCGACACACCAAGCCACGTTGCAGCCTCTTCAGCTGTCAAGCCGAGCTTTTCCAGCGCGGCACAAAATTGTTCTGTTTCCATGGTGCCAGGAACATACCCGGCACCAGGGAACCACGGCAAGATGCGGGCCATCATGGGCCGCTCGCGTGCACAGCTTTGGTGGCGTGGTATACCAGCGACCGCTCACGCCAGCGGCGCGCGCATCGGCGCCAATATTCGTCATCCGATTTGATCGGTGATGCCTCGGCAATCAAGGCTGGCGGACCGTGCACGGTGGGTCCGTCCGTTTCGTCCAATTCTTGGCGCGAGAATAGACTACCCATCGTGTTAGGCTTGCCTGGAATCCGCAAGCCAGCCTTGTCATACAGCCAAAGCCGGATTGTGAAAATCTCGCCTTTGTCGTTCGGAAAATAGACCGAAGACAAATAGCGGAATTCGTCATCAGCTGCGGTGTACCGCGCCAGCACAAAAACCGCCTCTTTGGTGGTTTCGTGTTTCACGGCATGCCGAGACCACCAAACATTGCAAAGCTCGGCAATGTGATCGGCCGGCGCCATGTCTGGCGGCCGATATGATACCGTCCATCCTGTCATGGTTTAGCCTCCTCTCGCCACATAATAAGCGGCAATGAAAGCATCATAGCGTTTGCGCAATTCGCTCCCGATTGCGCCTTGTTCCTCCGCTGTATGTCGCACCTCTTCAGCGCGGCTAAGGAAAACGCGGTGCAATTCTTCCAGCCAAAACTTTTTGGTTTCCTCTAGACGCTGTAGCGCTAGCCGGCGTTTTTCTTCGATCGATTCGGCTTTCCTCTCCGCTCGCAAGACTTCTGTTGCGCGTTCAAGCGCGGTTGGGTGCTCGGTGATCTCTAACGCCTCGCGTGCTGCTCTTGCATAGACCGACAAGCGATGACTCGCCGTGAAACCCATGTCCCTTTCCAGCTGCATTGCACCGCGCGGGAGTCCGGCCAACATGATTGGAATGCGCAGCTGCTCAAGCTCATTGCGTGACGCATAGCCTAGTTCCGGCATGCCGAGTCCAAGATCACAGAGACCAAACAACCGGTCAGGGTCGTCCGGATCGGACTCGGTAAAGAGCCACTTTGTCGAGCCAACCGGATTGAAAACCTTGATGACCGGCTTGTGGTCAATCTCTTTGCCGTTAGTCTCTTGCTCTTGTCGCGTGGCGCGACCGTTCCGCGCCAGCTGTTTGATAATGTCTGATGTAAAGATGATCATTTAGAGTCCTATACGGTTGCAAGGCGAGCGAGCGCTAATCACCACGGTGGAGGCATCTGCACGACGAAAGGCGTAAGCCTGCGAAGGCAACGGAAACCCTCAGACAGTCCCTCGGTTGGCCAGCCTGTTTCTGGCTGCGGTTCCAACGCGATCTAGATGGAAAATGATTTTTGCTCGCTCATCCTTTGTTAGCGAAACGTTCGGCCGAACCGCTTCCTATTGCGGCGACATGCGCCGCAAGGTGGAAACGGTTAGAGCGCGTTGGTTTGTCCATCGCGCGAATTCCACACCTCCAAATCGCCGCGCAAGATGCGAAACTTTTGCTCGTCTATGATGTATTTGCGCGAGGCTTCCGACGTTCGCATATAGAGCGCGATTGCCAACGTGAACGCCGCGTCAAAGGTCACACATTCGGCAATCGCCTGATTAGGCGCATCGTACTTGACGACGGTATACGGCAGGCATTGAAGTTTACTCATAGCGCGGCCTTTCTTCCGGGATGTATTTCGGCGCGATGCGTTCAAAGACCTCGGCAGCATGGCGACCACCACGGTATAGAACCGAGCCAACGTCACGCTTGCCGCGCTGTAGAACGCGCAACAGTGCGTTGGCGCGGTTGGCCTTCTGATAGGCTTGTTCCTCGGTGCGGCAGACACACAAGACGCGATTCAATTCGCCTGTGTCGTACCACCAGCCGCCTTCTTCACTGCCGCCATATTCGCGGTCAATCTCATAGAGCGCGACAACGTAAGACATGCTAGGACTCCTCGACTCCTGTGATCAGTTCATATGTTGATGTGTCGTCTAGCGTCATGCCGATTGACTGCTCGGCAAAATAGGCAATGCGCCAATCGGGATTCTTTGAATGTGGCCGCAAGGCAAGGATGGTTCGGCGACCGCTCCATATGAGCAGCGTTTGACCGATCGCGACTTGTGCGCCTTCGATGGTTTCCGTAATAGGCCGCGCCATGGCGACTCCTGTTGCAATGAAGCCTAACCGCTTCGTGCTGCAGCGCATGCGCTGCAGTGTCGAAACGGTTAGGCCGCAATCGCGTCATCTGATTTGATCTTGCCAGCGGCAGCTAACAGCGTCTTGGCGTCGGCGGTCAGTGCCTTGGCAACCGTGGAGTCATCAAAGGCGGTTGCGTCGTCTTCGCAAATTTCCGCGAGCGCATAGACGATCGCGCCAAGCTCAAAGCCGGACATAAGCCTATCAAGCACGTCGTACAGCATGCCGGACTCGCCACCATTGCGTCGCTTGGCGGCTGGCTTCTTTGGTGCGGCTGGCTTGGCCGGCAATTCGACAACGTTGGAAGGCACCGCAACCGGCTTTTGCTTGGCCTTCTTTGGTGCCGCTGGCATCGGTGCCGCTGGCGGTGCGGTCACTATGGGTGCGGCTGGAATCGGCGCGGCAACGACTGGCGCAACGGCAACCGGCTTGTTCCTCGCCTTCTTTGGCCGTGCGGCTGGCGGTACAGCTGCGATCGGTGCAGCTGGAGTCGGCACAACTAGAACCGGCTCAACTATGACCGGCATGGCGGCGGCTTGTGCTTGCCGCTCGCGCTTCTCTTTCATCGCTTGTTCATACATCTCTTTCCACTCCTCTGGAGTCCGGTTGCTGCGTTCTGCAGCAACCAATTCTTGCAAACTCGCGCGGTGTTGCGCGCGGATTGCCTTTTCGATCGCGGCGCCGTCGTTGTGATTGGTGCCGCTCGCGCAAGAGCACACTTTTTCGGGATGCGTCTGGCGCCGCAATGCGGCGCGTTGTGCTGATAGAATTGCAGCCTCTACAGCGGCGCCATAGGCGCGCCGCTCTTGTGTCGCCAGCGTCTCAAGACCACCACGCGCAAGGCCGCGAAACTTTCGCAGTGCGGCCGAGTCGACGTTGTAAGCCGGACCAAATTGACCGTCGGGAATGTCGTCTACTGCTTTCGCCACGGTCGCGACTCCTCACGCTGCAATCTTGGAGTCATCGGCGAGCGCGAGGCCGCGCAAGTGATCGGCGGCGCGTTGTGCAGCTGCACAAGCCGACATGAAAGCGCGTGGTTCATCCTTGAGGAGCTTAATCCAGCCTTTAATATAGGCGGCCGAATGCCGGTCTTGGCCGTTGATATCAAACTCGGCACAAAGGAAGGCGGCGGTTAGCTCGGCAATTAGCTCTTCATAGCCGTATTCAGGCGAGCCAAATTTATTTTTGAGGTCGCGTGCGAGGCGCTTTGGCGAGCCTGTCCAGTGGCCTAGTTCGTGAAAACTTGTGCTGTAAAACGCATCGGCGGAATTAAAGCTGTCAAAGCGCGGCACAGCGACAAAGTCGCCAGCGACATTATAATATGCGCGGTCGCAACCGTTTTCGCGAAAGTCGCAACCGGTTGCGGCAATGAATTCATCCGCATGCACGTCCCTTGCGTCATCGTGGCGCGGCTTTGGCGGTGTGGGATTGGTGATTTTATCCGGCAGGCCTTCGCATTGCGCGGTGTTAAATACGGTATAACTTTTTAGGATTGTGAAAGAGCGTTGGCCGCCTTCGCTGGCGTTATCGTCGCCAGCCTTCGGCTTGCCGAGCATTTGTTTGACGAAATAAACAGCGGTGCCGTGTTCGCCTTTTCGAACATTACCGCCAAAGTCAAGAGCTTGCTTGAAAGTCAGATAAGCCGGAGTCGGATAGTCGCGTTGCGCCAGCCAAAGCATGAGAACGTTACAGCCTGAATAAGGCCGCTGGCTAACCGCGTTGCGCGGCTGGTTGCGGCCGGCAGTGGCACGCCATGGCTTCACCCATGGAATCGTGCCGGTTTCCAAGTGGACAAGAATTCGTGCCGAAGCTTCGGCATAAAGGTTGCGTGACATGGTGTTCAATTACCTTTCGTTAGTGCACATCGTGCACTTTCTTAGGTGCACACCGTGCACATGTCAACTCCCAAGGCTGCCAGGTCTGCGCACAAAATAAGCTAGAAATATCAACACGTTAACAGGTATCGCCACACCGCCAAGGTGAACAGGTATTAAAATACCGCCTTCAAAGGCCTTTACAATTGCCGCTGGTTGGCGCCGATCGGCGCCTTAATTCGGCAAAGCGGAAAATTCGGCTTTGGCGGAATCTCAGACTGCAGTCAGCGGCGCGCCATTGGCCGATTGGCGGATTGACGCCTCGGGCGCCGGCGCGGCATCGTGAGCGCCTTGGTCCGGCAGCGCTCGGTTGCGCAAGGCGCGGCGTGGCGCGGTTAGGCAACGCAGGCAACGCAGCGCTTGGTTGGCGTGGTGCGGTTCGGCAAGGCTCGGCGGGCGTGGCAGCGTCACGCTAGGCCCGGCGTGGCTAGGCCGGGTTCGGCAGCGCAACGCTGGCTAGGCCGCGATCGGCTCGGCTTCGCAGGGCTTGGCATGGCACGGCGGCGCGGGCGCGGCTCGGTGCGAATGGCCGCGCACGGCTTGGCTCGGCAGGGCAGCGCAACGCTTGGCAGCGCAGGCAAGGCTCGGTCGGGCATGTCTGGCATGGCGCCGAGCGGCGACGCTCCGCAGGCGGGCATGGCTTGGCGCGGTAGGCTCGGCACGTAGCGCATCGCTGGCGGCGCAAGGCGGCGCGTGGGCTGGCAAGGCTTCGCGGGCTCGGCTTGGCTACGCTCGGCTTGGTGGCGCTGGGCATGTCACGGCAGCGCAGGCTGCGCAGCGCAAGGCGTGGTTCGGCACGACTCGGGTCGGCAGCGCAGCGTAGCGCATGGCGGCGCGGGCGGCGCGCGGCCTCGTTAGGTGTGGCAAGGCATGGCAGCGCGGGCAACGCAGCGCGTGGTTTGGCAGCGCGTGGTCTGGCGCGGCTCGGTCACGCCGGCATTCGTCACTGGTGACAACGAGCGGTGTCGCTTGACGGCGCGGGCGCCGAGGCCGCATCATGGCGTGGGTGCGTCCTCTTCCAGTTGGATGCACGGGGTTAAGGGCCGTCGTATGCCCAAACATGCGGCGGCCTTTGCTTCGCTCGGGGGAGCGCCATGACCAAACAAGCCACCATCTGGCACGTCACGATGAGCACGGGCCACGGCAAGCACACGCCGCGCCCCGAGCTGCCGGATGGCGGCTGGCAGTTATTGCGCGAGCATCTGACCACTTCGTTTTGCGGCCGAGCGCCGATTCCAAAAGTGAAGGGCTACAACCTGATCGCCTCACGCGCCGGCTCGACGCTGCTCGCCACCGTGCTGGCGGGCGACGACGAACCGCTGGCCACGTTCGGCGTGGCGTCCCACACCTTCGGCGCCGGGCAGCTGTGGCGGCTATTACACCGCGAGGGTGTCGGCGGCTACCGAACACATCCCGCTGATATTCCGGCCGCGCCGTGGTGCGCGGTGCGGTTCGAGGAAGTCACCGCCGAACAAATCGATGTGGTGCCGTGGCTGGCCGGTTATCAGATGATGATCGCGTGGGCGTGGTGCGACTGGCGGGAGACACAAAACTGAAAATTTTCTTAGGTGTTGTCGCCCTAGGGTCTGGACCTGATTATGGATGATGTGATTCAATGATTTGGCGACTTTATGGGGGCCAGATCGATGGCGGGGAATTTATTTTGG